AGTCAAAGTCTGCTGTGCTGCCATTACACCATATCCCTAAATTGGTGGGCCCTGAGGGACTTGAACCCCCAACCAAGTGATTATGAGTCACCTGCTCTGACCAATTGAGCTAAAGGCCCTATTACATTTGGTGCTCCAGGATGGAATTGAACCACCGACCGGACGGATATAAGCCGTCTGCTCTCACCCCTGAGCTACTGGAGCGTTATTCATCAAATTTGGTACCTCGAGCCGGACTCGAACCGGCACGCAATTAAGCGAGGGATTTTAAGTCCCTTGTGTCTACCTATTCCACCACCGAGGCATTGTTTGGCCTGCCCAGAGGGACTCGAACCCCCGACCAACAGCTTAGAAGGCTGTTGCTCTATCCAGCTGAGCTATGGGCAGATTATGGATATATACTATCCATAATAAAAAAATATGTACACCATTAATTGAACAATGTTTTGATTATATCGACAATAAGTGGAGAAAAACCAAATAGAATGAATAATATGATTGTCTTAAATGATAGATTTTCGCTCTTATATCTTATTGCTTTTGTCTTATGCAATCTAATCGGCGTATTCCATTTAGCACGATAACTTGTTTTCCAAGCCTTATGTTTCTTAGGTTTTTGTTTTTTATTTTGAACATGTTTTTCTATCTTACTGTAACCACCCTGTTTAGTCGTTTTAGTAACAGTAATACGACCATTTCGATGTGTATAAGTGGTACGTGTAGATCCATCTTTATAAGACTGTGACCATGTAGTAGGTTTGCCGTCTAAATATGAAGTGTAAGTGATTCCTGATCTTTTTGATCTTTTGAACCACTTAGCCATTTATAGACCAATGTTTCTTCTTGTAAACTTCATCATGATGTTATCATTATAATAGAGATCACTCTCTAATACGTTATGCATAAATTGAAGTTTAGCTTCCCAGTAATTACATTCGCCTCTCGTTTCGCACAATCGTAAGATTGTTCTTTTAAACTTATCTTTTCCTAAAGATTCTATTTCTGTTAAAAGACGTTGTGAAGAACCCCAATAGTCTTTCCAATCAGACTCTTTACGGCAACGTTTCTTTTTACCTTTGACTTGTTTTGAAGAAGCTTTGGTGAAGTATTTGCGACCAATGTACCGTTTACCCGTTTCTATGTTTTCTATTAGGTAAACAAAGCCATAATATTCTTGAGCTAAATCATGATTAAATTCTTTTTCTTCAAACAACCACATAACAACACCTCTAGTAGATGTTGTTATTTATTTCATTTTAATCGATTCAAAATATATGAAAAAGCAACAAACAAAACACACATGATATAATAATTATATTCAGCTATTAAGTGTGTAACTATGTCGCCCATACATCTTCCCAAGAACCAGTTAAAGCTCCTTTAGCATAGTCTGTAGCACGATTTTCAAAGAAGTTTGTATGAATAGGCGCGTTGATCATAGTCTCTACCCATGGAAGTGGATTCTTCTTTACTTTATTAATTCCTTTAAGCCCCAGACTAATGAGGCGGCGATCAGCAATATACCTAATATAGTGCTTAACATCATCACTTGAAAGACTCTCCATGCTGCCCATAGAGAATGCGAGATCGATGAATTTGTCTTCCAATTCAACCATGCGTTCTGCAATCTTGTAGATGTCTGATTTAAGTTGATCATTCCAAATGTCCCTGTTTTCTTCTATAAAAGTTCTAAATACCTTTATCATCGATTCGGCATGAATAGTTTCATCTACAATTGACCATGTGATGATTTGTCCCATTCCCTTCATCTTACCATGACGAGGAAAGTTAAGAAGCATGATAAATGAAGAGAACAACTGCATGCCTTCAGTAAATGCAGAGAATGCAGCGATCTGTTGAGCTATAGTTTTTGCGTCTTGACCAGCTATCTGAGTAAAGAAGTCATGTTTTGCCCGCATTTCTTCATATTGCATGAATTCATTATATGTAGTTTCAGGCATTCCTAAAGTTTCTATTAAATGTGAATAAGCAGCTACATGTAATGCTTCTCTTGCGGCAAAGCCACACAACATCATCCTTACTTCAGGTTGAGGAAAATAAGGAAGGTAATTATTAACGTAGCCGCCAGCAACGTCAATATCTCCTTGCGTAAAAAATCTGAAAATATTTGTAAGAAACGTTTTTTCTTCATTGGTCAACCTCTTTTTCCAATCTTTCACGTCCTCGACCATAGGTACTTCAGTGTGAATCCAATGAGATTGTTCATGCTTAAGCCATGCATCGTATGCCCATGGATAAGTAAATGGCTTAAAGTAATTACGTTCGTCAGTAAGTTTTAAGTCTGGCTTTTTAATCATTTTCCGTGTGTCCAATTGTGTGAACCTTTTCATGCTCGATCATATCGATGATGAAGGTGGTTACTTGTATTTCTTTATTAATGAAGAACAATTTTAATTCTAATTCTTTAAGTTTGTCGGTATAAAATGCGAGTTCTTTTTGCTTCTCTTCTCGCATTTTATACACATCAGCTAACAAAATTATCTTATTATCCATTAGCCCTCGCAAGCTAGACAGGCTTCTCCATCAACCAGTTGCTTTATATCAATTTCTTCTATGATCTGTCTTTCGATTCGCTTAGCCACCTTATCAGCCTTGCCAATCTTTTCTGAACGGCAATAATAAAGAGTTTTCAATCCACGTTTCCAAGCAAGAAAATGAACTGCATGAAGATACTTGATATTTATATTTGGTCTGAAAAATAAATTCAACGATTGTGCTTGATCAATATATTCTTGTCTATCCGCTGCGTGTTCAATAACCCATCTCTGATCAATTTCCATTGATGTCTTGAATACATCTTTTTCCCACTCAGTGAACATGTCTAAGTGCTGGATAGATCCATCATTTGCTATGATGGATGACCAGATCTCTTCTATTTTACCTTTATCTTTTTCTTCATGAGTAACTTTTTCCAAAATCAATTTATCAAGGAACTTATTCTTGTAAAATGAAGCGCCACTCAATGTGTCTTGACGATATGCATTTGCTCGATATGGTTCAATGGATGGAGAAGTGTTGCCCATGATGATTGAGCTAGAAGCATTGGGTGCAATAGCCATCAAGTGACTAAATCTAAGACCAGTTCCTTTTGCGTCTGGTGCTTCTCCACGAATATTTCCTAGTTCCTTGTTAGCGATATCCAGCTGAGTTCTAATATGTTTAAAGATTCGTCTGTTCGCACCGACTGCCATAGCAGATTCCCATGGCAAGGAATTCTTTTGCAGATAAGCATGAAAACCTAGAGCGCCGACACCTATACTTCTTTCACGCATTGCTGAGTACTTTGCACGCTTGATTGTGTTTGGAGCATTAGTAATGAAGTACTCTAAAACATTATCCAGCATTTCAGCAATGTCTTTTAAGAACATCTTATTATTTTTCCAATCATCAAAGTATTCAAGATTCACAGATGACAAACAGCACACAGCAGTTCTTTGTTTATCTGTAGGAAGAATGATTTCAGAGCACAGGTTAGACTGCTTGATTGAAAGGCCTAACTTCTTTTGCCATTCGGGTAAATGCTTGTTTGATGTATCAATAAAATGAATGTATGGTTCTCCTGTCAACATTCTTGCTTCTAAGATCTTTTGCCATAGTTCTTTAGCAGAAACGGTTTCTCTAATTTCTTTAGAATGAGGATCGATTAGGTTCCATGAATCATCTGCTTCAGGATCCAACATACACTTTTCAATAAGTTGCATGAATTCATCGGTGATATTTACACCATGATGTAGATTCAATGTCCTCATGTTAGGATCACCAGTAGGTTTTCTCATGTCAAGGAACATCACGATATCTGGATGAGAGATGTCTAAGTATGCTGCATACGAGCCTCGACGAGTTTTACCCTGCCGATACGCTAGAGAAGATGCATCATAGATTTTAAGATGTGGCATAACTCCCGTAGACTTGTCATCAGAAGAACGAATGCCGACGCCGATACCAATCCCGCCACCAAGCATAGACAACCAGTTGACTTCTGACAAGCAGTCCACAAGGCCTTCAGCCGTGTCGTGCAAGTATGGAAGAAAGCATGAGATAGGTAATCCATGGCGACTACGGCCAATTGACAGGATAGGAGTAGAGTAAGACAACCAGTGACGACTACTATAGTCATACAGTCTTTGAGCGTGTTCCATGTTCGACGAAAAAGTTTTGGAGACATACGCAAACCTCTCTTGCGGTGATTTTTCTTCTTCGAGCATGTATGATTCGCGTAATCGTTTCAATCCTAGTTCATCAAATAAAGCGTCTCTTGAATAGTCGATATTGATACCCATGTGATTATTTTTATTTGACATAAGAGCGCCTCGGTTGTTACTACTTGATAAGATTCTTAATTATGTTTGGAATGACTACACTCAATTCATTAGCACACTGCTGTGCTATTACTCTGTGTTCTTTTTGTGTTGACTGATCTGTTCTTACTTCAAGATAATGAATCCATGAACGAATAGTTCCGCTCATGTATATCTTTGACATAACTAATCCTTCAGGAAGAACAGCTCTTGCTACTTCTTTGGCGATACCATTATTGATAGCCCATTCATATGCGTGTTTTGTGTACTGTATAATCTCTTCTTGAAACGTGATCCAGTTATGATGAAGTACTTCATCATTGACTTCTATAGAATTCTGTCTATTTTTATTGTCTTGAAGACGCGCTTCTCTAACTTCAAAAGTCAATTCATCGACAGGATTAGCATACCTCTGGCTAAATTCCTGAAATGAAAATGATCTGTGTCTAAGAATCTGCCTTGCTATATCTCTTGTTGTAGAGATCTCGAGACAAACAGTAACCATTTCAAAAGGAGACCAGTGTTTGTTCTTTACAAGGTATTGTATCAATTTTTCAGAAGTTTGTACATTACTTTGGTTACTTGGATTGCTTACCCTAGCACAAAATGCGATTAGTTCTTCACAACTAACCCCACGATCAACTTCTACAGAATACGCGTAGTCGTCGTCGATTTTTGAGTAGCTAACCAACTTAACAGGTCGCTTTGAGTGCTTATCGATCACTTCACTAGCCCACATTTCTTCACCATCAAGAATCATCAGCACTTTCTCCACATTTGAATATTTAACTTTGCATCAAGACCACTAAACGTGTTCTTGTCAACTATGATCTTTAGTTCTTCAGAATCATGGCCATTCAACACCATCTCATTCACGTCTTTTCCCTTAACGCTGGATGGCCAGAGGCAAACTTTGTAACCGTTGTCTATATATTTCTCTATCTTCTTAACAATCTGCAATGATCGTGGCTCGTTGTCGAACACAATTGTTGCTTTACTTTTATCTACTTCTAATGATTTAGTTAGATCAGCTCCACACATTGCAATTGCATTGTCAAAAAACAATGAGTCTATAGGCCCTTCAAGAACATAAAATTGTTTAGATAGATTGCAAGTATCTAATCCAAACACTTTAGGTTTGGATTCATCTTTAAGTACTGTTATGTATTTAACTTTTTTATCAGTTAAGCTTCTTGCTTGACACCCAAAAAATACTTTCTCCCTGTCAAGCAAAGGAAGCACTAGTCTAGGAGAATCGTTCTCCTCATCAAATTTATTTGGTATGAATGTATTTACCCATTTTTTAAATGATGGAGCATAGAACAATCTGTAGTGATGATGAGAAGGAATCTTCCTCGACATCACATATTTCTTAATAGGATGATCCACCGAAAGAGCTGACACCTTCTTCAAGAATCTCAGCGGTGAATCACCAGACATGAACTTAGGCGTTGTCGCCTTTGCTATGTTTGGTTTTGGTTCAACTATTGGATTAACAATATTGTTTTCAATAAACTTCTCACGCTGATATTCGAGATATATCGTCTGATCAAGTTGCTTAATAAAACTACCAATCAACATTGATGCATTGCAATTATGACAATAGAACCTCATTTTACCAGACTTCTCGAAGATCCATCCTCGTGCCTTTGTTTTACTCCTTTCAGAGTCTCCACAGATAGGACACCTGAAATTGTATAGGTTCTTATTCTTTTGCTTGAACCTAGGTAGTCTAGCTGAGATCAAGTTAACATACTTATCGTCTATCCAAATACTCATTGTATTCCATTATATTAAATACCATAACTTAATTATACATCACATGAGATATTATGTAAACCCTATTTTGGTTATAGTTTTTGAAATAAAGAAACCTACGACCATAGCTCCGCCAATTAAAGTATACTTCCATCTTTCAAACGAATCTATACGTCGTGCTAACGATTTTATTTGTTCTTTAGTTTCTGCATGTTCTCTATGATTTTGTTCTTTAAGATCACGTATTAATGAATATATTTCATTATTAACTTCAATCTGCACTTGAAGCTTATGATCATGCACAGCTAAAAGTTCTTTTATTGATGATGAAAAATCAGATAACTTATCTATCGTTGCATCTAATTTGTCTATAATTAAAGACACGCGAGACATATCTCTTTCTAAAATTGCTACTTTAGTAGATAATTGGTCCATAGGCTTTACTTACTTTTTTTGTTGTTTTCTTTTGCATAATATTTTCTATAAGCAGCTATCACACTCTTTTGTTCTCTTATATATCTTAATATTTTTATATGGTTTGAAGACAAAGCTTTATATTCATTTTCTTGTAAAGCTATTAAAAAAATAACACCATTTTTATTTTTAGAAGATTCAATAACTTCTTTATAATTATCTTGAGTAATAACTACCCAACGAACCGAATTTAATTTAACAGGCTCGGGCAAATCAATTTCTATTGTTTGTGTTTTGGGAAGAGGAGTTGGTTTTATACTGTGCGAGCAACCAACTAAATTAATCAGAAGTAAGAAGACTAGGGCAAGTTTTATTTTTTTCATCTGGGTTTGCCTCAGAGCCTGTTGCTAATTCGATACAGCGAATAATTTCTTGAGTACCATTATTTATAGCTTTTTCTATCAATACTGGTTTTTTACTTGCAAGGTATGCTATATCATGCTTCAAGACTTTTTCTTCTAACCCACTTATTTCTTTTGTTATGGTTTTTATTTCTTTATCTAAAACTTGTCTAACTTGCTTTTGTTTTTCAAAACTATTTTCTAAAGCAACAATTTGTTCTTGTTGTAATAAGATCTCAGATTTAGAATTTTCAATTTGTTTTGAAAGTTCTATTGTTTGGTTTTGTAATCTTTTATAGTCAATGTAAAAGAAAGAAACAATTATCACTAATACTGCTACAAATCCAAATTTAATTATTAAACTGTATGGAAGCATTTTTCTGTGTATATTCTTTTTGTTTTTTCTTTGTAACTGGAGGATCTCCCGTTAAGCCGGCAACACCTGAGCCAGAGCCTACGGCGTTTGCTGGAACAGCTCCTTCTCCTTCTTCATTTACAAACTCTATGAATCTTTTCATTAAATTGTCCTTAGTACTTCTACTATATGACTATCCATCGCTATATCGCTATTATGAAAATCTTTGCCTTCAATATTTTTAATTATTTCAGGCATCGTATTAAACAATATTAAAAACGGTTTCAAACATTCATGATGTTTTTTCAATGAAAAAAACAACATTCGAGTTGTTGCTTCTGTTCCAAACAAATTATATAAAACTTGAAGATGATTGATGATCAATCTTTCTTTAAGTTCACCAGTTTCTTTATATCTATTGAATAATCTTTTTACATATTTAAATCGTTTTAAATCATCGTAAAAATCTTTTGTGTCAAAGCATTGAGGATTGTCATAATGCTTTGCGGCGTATAACAAAAAATTAGAACTATCCAAATTATCAAATTGCATTATTTAAAACGCGTTTAATCCTACCCTTTTTAGAACGTTATTAGCTACTGCAACATAAAGATAAGAAGTATCAAACATGATAGTTCCTTTCTTTACAGTTATAGTGCTGTTGGCAACAGTAGCATTATAGATGACAACGTTCGCCGTAACATTTCCAAAAAGATTAGACACCGTAACTTTTTTAGTAATAGGAGTACCGGAGGGATCATCTACAATGAGTAGAAGATCCTCTCCGGCCGGAGCTGTTAGCGCCGTAAGCTCAGAAACTTTTTTAGAGCGATCGCTCATTAGGTATCCTTAAAGACATTATCGTCTGATGCATCACCAGTCATCGATCCCATAGCTACTAGTGTTTCATATTCAACTCGACCTGCACGACCACCGGTACCTACTTTACGAACAACCCAACCAGCATGAGCAACTGCAGCACCTCTACTCAATACAGCAGAAGCTGTGGCGGTTTCACCGGTGAGCGAGTGACCAACTTGAGCACTTGTAGCAACTGATGTTAGGTTGATTGCAGCACCGCCTCTTGTTGTTGCCAATTGAACAGCTGTGCTGTTTGCAAATGTAACGAAATATGTAGTAGCGTTTGCCAACCCGCCAATAGCAGTATTGCCAGCTCCTACCAAATAAGTTACTTGATCATTTACTGCAAGAAATGGGGCTTTTGTGCCAAGAGTAATAAATCCATTAGATGAACTATTACCTGCGGTTACTGCAGTAGTGTTACCGTTGAATGTTAAAGCAGCTGGTGCTGAAATAGTAATTATTGGAGAAGAAGTATATCCAACACCATTATTTCCAATGTTTATAGCTGCAATTCTTCCTGAAGCATTTGATTGAGCGTTTGCGGCGAAAGAAGCACCACCACCGCCAGTTACAGTAATAGTAGCATTGGCGTTGTATCCTGAACCTGCAAATGTAATTGTGGTAAAACTAACTGTGCCATTAGTTGATCCTGCTTCTGCAGCGGATACACCGAATTGGCCAACTGTTAAACCAGTTACATATGCATCAGCGGTGGTATTCCCAAAGAATACATCTCTGTTTGCAGTATTGCCCGTTTTGTTATATCCTACTACACCCCATAGAACGGAGTTAGCAGCAGAATCGTCGTTTTTCCATTGTGACATGTTAGTTGTCTCCTTTAGTCGTAAGGTCTTCTAAATATCTAGAAGTTTTCTTTATATTTATTTCATTTGTTTCTTGAACACTTGAAATCCTTTTAGGCTTATCCAAAGAGTTAGTCAAGTGTTTTTTGTTGTTCATATTTCTATTATGTACTTCATGAATAGTCTTTAAAGACACAAGAGGCTTTGGTTGAGCCTCTTGTTTCTCTTCCTTACGAGTGTCACGCTTTATTATATTTGCTATGATAGCCACAATTAATCAACCATTTTCTTAGGTCTTCCTCTACCTTTTTTCTCAGAAGGAGCTTTGATTCCTCTCTGTGCTGCAGCGCGATCATCATCTTGAATATGCTTCGTCATTGGATGTGTTGCTTTAAGGTTGTAAAGGTCAGAAGAAGATTGTGCTCTTTCTGGAGCTTTGAGCCCCATTAGGTGTGAATGAATCTTTTTAGCTGTAGGCCCGCTCACATATTTCTTTCCAGAAGATGTATCAATATGTCTTCCACCTTTTTCATCATCCATAGCGCCTTTGAGCTGAGTCATTATATGTTCTTGATCTTTACCAGAAGCTGGTGAATATGCTGGTCCTTCATCTTCTTCTTCATCGTCATCTTTATGCTCTGGTTTGCTTGCAGCCGGTGCGGATGAAGCAGTAGCCATTTTCTTTTTCTTACCAACAGCACCTTTTGTTCTATATTCAATTAATTCAAGCTCTTCGCCAAGAACTTCGAAGAAATTTAATAATGAATCAACATTATCATAATCAATACCAGTTTCTTCTTTCATCATTCTCTTTAGTGCAGGTGAAGAAGCTAAGAAGTTTAAAAGAACACGAAGAGTAGCTAGTAAAGGAGCCATTTCATTTGCTTTAAATGGATACGTTCCAGTAACTTCTTCAATTGTTTCTTCATCTTGTTCAAAAGAATTTTTAATGACTTCTGCACTCTTCTCTAATCTTTTAGCTGCGTTTTGCTGCGTAGGATCTTTTTCAGGGTGTACATATCCTTGTGATTGTCTTCTCTTTATAAGATCAATTAACTTCTGTTGTCCTTTAGGAGTATCACCAACTTCATTAAGTGATTCTTCACCTATTTTTACTGGAGGTTGCTTAGGCGCAGTGGCTTTCTTTACACTTCTTAATTCTGCCTCAGACTTAAGCCTTTCAGTTTCTGCTTTATTTAAATTTGTCATGTCTTTTGAAAACTGTTCGGATTCATTTTTCATTCTTAATTTTTGAAGATCTTCTGCATCAATTTTATCAGGATCACCTGCCATCTTAGCGATCTTTTTTTGCTTAGGAGATAAGTGAGAAGTTTCATTGATTTGATTTACTATGTCAATCAAAGATTCTGGTAATCCGAAAGTGTTTTTTAATTTAGACATAATGGCTTCCTTTAATCTCCATCTATTATTTTTATTTTTCGTTGAGCTGCTAAGTTACGACGTATTAAAAAGTTTTTAGAATCCAAGTCCATGTCTTTTACAGGATCTGGATTTCTTTGAAACGGTGGGCTACTACTTGTTTTAGATTTAAGCGTTTCTGCTTCATCATCAGAAGTAGCCATAGGAACATCAGGAACTTCTCCTGCATATTTTTTAATGTTGTTTAAATTTGTTTCAAGATATGAATGTTCTTTTTCAAGACCCATCTTTTTGGCATGCATTTTTATTTCATCAACATAGTCTTGAGCTGATTTTACTGTTTGTTTAGAAGAGCTTTGTGAAGCTTGCGATTGCTTTTCCAAAGCAAATAGTTTATCATGAAGTATAGCACTCTTTTCCGCAGAAACCGGATCAGTATCTTTAGGTAAGTTAGCATAGAGTAACTGAGCTTTTGGAGACATTTCAAAATTCTTAGTAAAATAGGTACCAACAGCAAGCTGATCTCTTTCATGCTTTTCAATATCTTGTCTCTGCTCATGCACTTTCCTTATGGTATTACATAATCTTGAATATTGCCAATCAGTGCCATCTAACATAGGTATAGATGACATCTCTTTAATAATAGTTTCTAAAGTTTTGTACTTGTTGTCCATTTATAGCCCTTTAAGAAAAGATCTTAACATCCAAGCATGCTTTTTGTGTTGATCTATTCTATCCTGGATAAAGTTAGATAAACCTATTTCTTTTTGATTTTCAGATAATTGAAAAGCTTCAGTTAATGTATTTATGTATGTGTTATTATCTGTTAGTAATTGGGATATCATTTCTTTTGAAGTAAGAATTCTTTCTTCTCCTTCAATTTTAGACAACTCAGAATATCTTTTTAATGAACCGGGAGCATAAGAATTTAATGCACGAATTTCTTCTGCAAATTTATCAATTGAACTATATACTTCTTCATATAAATCGCCAAAGAATTCATGCAATTGATAGAAGTCTGATCCTTCAACATTCCAATGGTAGTATTGCGCTTTTAAGTAAAGCGCAAAGTTTTCTGCTAATACTATTTTTAATGAATCTGTTAAAGACATATTATGCTTCTACTTTTGCTCCGGCGCGCCATTGACGACAGCTCCAATACTTTGGACGAGTACGATCTTTTGCTTTGGGGTCAGTATCACAATTATGTCTTGCTCTGAAATTTTTTCTACGACCCGGATCATCTCTCTTTATCTCTAAACCAGGATCACCAAACTTAACGCTTACCGTGTTGCCTTTTGCGTTTTTAACGAATACTTCAAATTTTTTATTTGATCCTGCTGGTAATCGTTTTACTTTGCCTAACTTAACATTTTTCTTTTCTTCATTAACTTCTTCACCATACATTTTACGATACTTTAAAGTATGCTTGCTTAATTTAGTTTTTGCTGTTTCATCACCAGGAGCAGGCTTATAAGCTTTAGGGTCTCTATCTGAAAGCTTATCCATTTCTTTCCAATGAGCAACGCGAGCTTTTGCTGTAGAAGAACTTAATCCTTTATGATAAGCTTTATTTTCTAGTCTAGAGTCTTCTTCTACTTGTTCTTTTGGAATACAGTTTGGAACCATCTTCCCATTTTTCTTTTTCATACCAACTTGCTTATATGAATCCCAGCATGCTTCATCTAAATCTTCTTCTCTCAAATCTTTATCTGCTCCGTGGTAAGTTCCTTTACCTTTTGTAATGTAAGAATTTACTCTTGCCATTCCCCACTGTTGAGGTGTTGTTCCTGGACGATGGCCGGAATTCCATGCAGCAACACCTCGCTTGTACACTTTTCTTAAAGTAGATAGAGATATACCTGATTTTTTAGCCTTGGCTGCTAAGCCACTATCAGCTGATTCTTCGATGAAGTCTTCATCTAATTCGCTTTGCATGTAGTTTGTAGCAGTTTCAATATAATCTTTTGCTAATGTGATTTTAGCCTGAACCCATTCCGGAAGATTAGTAGTAGGTTCTAACAATTTATCATGCATCATCTGTGCATTACGTATAATGCTTCGAAGCTGTGACATAGCCATATCACCTTCGTAATCGTATTCTCTTTTATCTTTATCCGCCATATTAAACCTTCTTCTTTTTGTTTGACCCACGAGGTTTACGTGGTTGCTTAGTTTTTTTCTGTTCTACTGTAACTGAATCAGTTATCTGTGAATCTACTGATAGTTTTTTACTACCAAGAATCCAACCAAAAAATTTATTTAACATATGGGCTTACTCTTTTAATCAGATAGGAATTGCTGATCAGATAGTTTAGATTTAGAAAAGTTTTCATGATTGAACCTATTTATTTGTTTTTTCTTTTTATTTTCTAATTCTTGTATAGCTTCTTCTACGCTTGGATGATGAGCAAATCCAGCTTTTATCTTAAGCCCAATATCCCCTGCCGTCATAAATGAACCATATCCACTTGGTTTAGTTATATTAAAACTATCATATGATTCTTGTAAAGAAACTTCTTCTTTTTTCACTTTATTCTCATCGCTTTTAAATTCTATTTTTTTATTATGCTTAGCACCATATTGAGATCTTTCATTTCTTGGTTTAAGACCAGGAGACTTTTCTGCTGGCTGAAGAGATGCAGCCCATTGCTTTGTAAAATTTTGTTTTCGTGTTTCTCCTGAAATCAATGATCTTAAACGGGATATCCATGAAGAAGAAAATCTTCCTTCTGATATTTGATTCTCACGAATAATTCTTTTTATTAAACTATTATATGATTCTGCAATACCCATTCCGGATCTAACTCTCGACATCATTTCATGACTATGTTGTTTAAGATTTTCAGGCAGTCCGCTTGAAAATTCTTCATGGCTTTTATTTTTAGCGTGCTCTCTCATCTTAGAAGCACTCATCCCCTCAACACCTTCTGAATCTGGGTCTCTATCTCCAGCCGAAACAACACTTATAGACTTAAATGTATAGTGATCTGGATGACCATTGTATTTGTTAAGTAAGGCTTTGTATTCTTCTACTCGATCACTGCCGGCAACCATTGTCACGTGATCAGTTTTGCCATGAAGTCCTTTTAAAACTTCTAAAGGATTCTTAGCTGAAGAGTCTTTAACAACATCGCCAAAAGCTTTTTGAGCGTAACCTAACTTATCTTTGTAAGAAAGAGGATTCTTCTTAGGATCTTGTGACTTTGAAAGATGGACTTCAGCCGTACCACCTACCTTTTTAGCATGCTCTTGGACAGCATTAACTAAAGCTTGATGACCTACTGTAGGAGGATTCATCCTACCGAATGCTACGACTGTATGTTTTTCCATAAACTGTAACCGATTTTATGAGTATTTATACTTTATATAGTTTCTTCTATTTTAACTAGTAATTTCTTCCCAATCAATACTACCAAGAACGTCGTCTCCGTTTGACGCTGGGGTTGCAGCAAGTGTAAATATCGTTGGCGTTGCTGTGAGTCCATTTCTCTCTAATTGAAATCTGAAGAGAGCTTCTTTAAGAATATCGATTGACGTTGATGCTTGGTTTGTGACGCTAAGATAACCCGTAGCCACTTGTCTTCCACCACTCATTGCTGTTGCTGATAAATCATATTCTACTGAAGAATCATCTCCTGCTGACACCCAGCTTGGGCTTGTTAGGGTTGTTCCCGTATGTACACTCCATCGTATTGTTGTTGGAGAGTTAGATTTACCTAGAATCGAAAGTGCGGTGACAATTACTGCTGCATCAAGCCTATTAGATTTTAATTGAATAGAAACAACTGGGTATGTTGTTCCGGCTGTAGCAAGATCTTTTGCAGAAGTTATAGGAACTCCTACAGCACGCTGTGTACCAAATAATTGATAACCACCTTCAGATATGACGGTAGAGCATATTTGCTTGAGTGTGCTAGAGCCTGACACCACACCTGTATTTTTTATTTCATATCTCAAAGGAAGAGTCGCTGTTGTCATGTAGGGAAGCGTATTTCGATTATCATTATGAAATATATGTGCTGTGCAAAATCTACCATCAATAACAAACCCAGCTCTAATATCACCTACGCCCAACCATTCAACATCGATCCAAAAGATATTTGATTTGCTTACGTCAAGCCCAGTAGAATGCTCTGGTTGTGTGCCTTGTGCAGAATATCCCGTACCATCAAACTTATCAATATTCCAATTCGCTTGTGCTACTCGCGTTTCAGCTACGGCAGAGGATGTGAATGTGCGTAAAACGAGATAGTTTGTTGTGCCATCATTTTCGAGATAGATTCCATTTTGTGAATTAAAATATCCAACTCTCTGTCTCACGTTTGCAGTAGGTGTCTGCATCACAAAAGTATTCATAATGAGTAAAGACTTACCTGGTTGATAAACAAACACTCTTTTTGTTTCGCGAATCACCTCAGCACCATCGGTGTTGTCAACATTCATTGCAATCGTGCTTTGATTTGGAATGAATGTTGCATTTGCTGTCCCCGTGTTTGACGTAGCCCACAGCCCATTGTCTTGATAACGATGAGAGCTATCAAATAGTGTTAATGGAGGAGATATTCTGAGTCGCCCAAATGCGTCTGTTAGTGTGCCAGAAGGAGTAAGTCGATCATTCAACATGAAGACTTCATGACGAGTTACATCATGACTAGTCGCGTATTTTTTGATATCCGTTCTAAATTGAGCCATATTCTATTCCTTGCTTCTTAAAAAATTCATTCTATTGAATTCATAACGATCAGTCAATTTAGTTGGCCGATTGTTTATAACTGACACAAATCCTTCTGGCTTAGTAAGTTGTCCGGCTATGCGATGTTCATAATCAGAACCACGGGACATGGAGCTTACTAACACATTTTTAGCTTGTTGTAGGTGATGATGCAAATTTAATACATTTTGAAAATGAGGAGTATTAGCGTCAATGTGAGTAACAGCAGCATCGCCCGCTTCATGCTTAGCTTGCTTAGCTTTATCACTTTTAACTTTGCTAGCAGCAACGGATGCACGTTCTCTTGTGAAAGCTTTATATCCTTCAACATCAGGCTTAGTATTATTTCTTACTGTGCTATTGATGTATGTTTTAATCATGTCTTTATGACCATGATCATTTAAAACATCATAATGTTCTGGCTTGATTTGTCTCGAAAGAGTGGTCGCTGCTTGAATATGTTGTCTGAATTGGCTGTGATCTTCATCTGAATATTGAGCATTTTCTGGTCTGTATTGAGTAGATATTACATGTACATCAGGGTGTGATCCAAACCCAGATATATCAGCTCCGTATTCTGCTCTGAGTGAACCAAAATCATTTCCGTGATACGCAGTATGTACAGCTACTCCTATCTTAGATTTCTTAATTTTTGAAGATGTTTCAGAATTACTTGGTGAAGAGTAAGATATCGTGTTTGGTCTAAAAGATGTTGACATCCCGTCATCTTTAACGTCTTCTGGTGTATGCATTATATCTGCTTGATAAACACCAGTCTTTGGAGTAACTTTAGGTAAATGTTGAAGAGCTGCTGTTAATTTGGAAACTAATCCAGGTGCATGGCCATGATTACGTTGAATATCTTCTTCTGTATAATTGATCTTAGGTTCTTTGTTAAATGCTGATTTGGAAGCTACAAAGAATTGACCTGTTTCTGGGTGTCGGCCGAACACGATAGAAGGCGATCCATCAAACTTAGTCATAACCCGCGCAGTACTTGGTTTGCCGCGTAATGCGTTTGCGGTTTGCTGCAAAGTGTTTATTGCATGCTGAGTTCCTTCATGACCAGCATTGATAGGATGATCTTCTGCATGTTCAAGATGAGTTAATTTTTCTTCATTTGAAGATTCAGTCAATTCAATGAAAGATTTCACAATGATGATTCTCCAGATCCTTTAATACTAGAAAGACCACTAGATTCAAATTTTAATCTGTGTTTAGCTAAAGTTTTTCCAGTATCTTTATGTTTAAATAAAACTGATGTTCCAGATTTTACAACATCTATTTTTCCTGGTTCAATTTGTCCAGCATAATGAGATGATGGGTTTATTATTTTACTTCTATAATTTCCACCGGTTCCTGTTGTAGTCGCTCTAATATGATCAGAATGATAATCTGATCCGCCATGCAAAAGCTTCATTACATGCTGATGTAATTCTGGTTCAGACATTTTAGAATAATCAGAGTGTAATTGATTGACAGATTTTTCTAATGTTTGCTTTCTTAAAGCATCTACTGTTTTTCCAACTTCTGGATTAGATCTAGCTTCTTGTTTAATTTGCGCAGTAGTCATTCCTTTTGTGTGTGGGTGTTGCTGTGCTAAAGATTGTCTTGCATCATCTAAATGAGTCTTAATTTCTGAACTAACACCAGGATTGGAGATAGGTTTAGTACCATGTGTATCTCCTACTTTTAAGCTAACACCTATTTTTTTACCAGTTTTTGTATGAACATAAACATCAGAAGGATCTCCGTGTCCTTCTTCTTTTTCGCTTGCTTGCGCTGACCAAGAAGAATGAGAAACTTCGTGCCCCTGCGATTCTATATGTTGCTTAATATTTTTAGCTGCTTCTTGTGCGCGGGCTAGATGATGTTGGTAAAGTGGGCTAGAAGTTCCTCCCAATCTATTAGCATAGTCATCGTGAACTTGTTCTGCTCGAGGATTGACGTGTTTATTGCCATTTAATGAATGTGCTACTAGTATTTCATGCAAAGTACCACTTTCATGATTACCAAGATCGCCTTCTAATTTTTCCCTTAAAAAAGAATTAAATTTTAATATCATTTAAATAAACCTATGTGTAAGCTTACATATATTTATATCCTTCTGAATACGTATGAACAACAGTCTTGATTCCATGAGAATGGATAGCTTTCTGGCAACCAGAACATGGTTTGCTTTCAGCCCAAATAGCTTTCTTTGTTTTGTTATCTCGATACTTAACCCTAGCTACATATAGAGTAGCTTTCTTAAGTTCTTCTTTTGTAATGTACTTTAAAGCACGATTGATGGCGTCATTCTCAGCATGAAGATAAATCTGCTTATCGTTTGCTTGAAACTGAGCTTGAAAAGGGTGAGTCTTTCTTCGATTAAATCCAATCGATATGATCTCATTTTTAATGACAACTGCAGCAGCAAGCTTAGCACGTATTCCTACGTGATCCGCTGCTTCGGCAGCTTTTGAAAGGAAGTCGAGAATTTTCTTATCTCGCTTACGCGAGTGAGTCTCCATGATATAGTGTCCAAATATTAAGAGTGCCACCTGATTGGGTGATAAGGACAGGTGGCGAAACCCCAGAGAGGTTATGCTGCTAGAGCATACTCCTGCTCATAAATGTCATCATTGGCATTTATAGTTTTTTGCTTCTTCGACCGGGAAATCCCAATCCTAACGGCTTTCGCATTGCCGATTCTCCGGTGTTCTTTCAATCCGCTGTCGAATCTATAACACCCCCACCTAAGTATACTGGAACACAGATTTCGTTTTTAGGCTTTAGAGTGCCATATTACGCCAGTATACTTAGGTGGAGGTGGCGGGATTCGCACCCGCGTCCAACAGACCTATTATAACACCATCAACAAATCTTGTACATATATTTATCTCAATATACCTGCTTTTTTAAGTTCATTTTCAATTGCTAAAGAAGAATTTGTTCTTATACCATCTCCATGATAATTTTCAAATGTTCTATGTTTTATAGAATATCTATATTCAGGTGGAATTCTAGTTAATATATTGTATAAATGAGCTTCTATAAATGCTGGCCCTTCTTCGGAAATTGGAAATATTCCATTTAAAAGTTTTAAATCAAAACAAATACAGGTAGCGTTTGCCCACTTTTCTTCATACCCCCACCAGCACCAAGAACCAAAAGCAACTGCATAAGAATTTTGATTTTGTATCAATTCTTCTAAAACTTTTCCGGTTGTAAAAAAACAATCTTCTCCTAACATTAAAACTTTTTCTTCTCTATGCTTTAATAGATTCCATATTTCATTATAACCTTCAGAGAAAAATTTTGTAGTGTCAGGATTTCCTTCTCCGCTTGTTGCATTTACATCTGGATGATCATGAGGTTTGCCATTAGTATTAGGATATTTTGTTTTTACTTTTTTTTCAGTAATAAAAGGCAAAAGAGGCTCTTGATCATCATATTCATTTGGACTATTTTCATAAAAAGTTATACAAAAAATTTCAGCATCTGGTATGAAATGCTTTATACTAATAGCTGATAAATTAACCATTTTATTTCTTTTAAAATTACGAAAAGCAAATAACATTTTTAAAATCCTTATATAAGATTTTGATAAATTGTTTCAAATAATTTATAAATTTGTGTTTGTGACACAAATTGACTATTTCCTATGTATAATCCTTGCTCATGTAATACATCAACATTATATTTTTGTCTCTTAACACCAAATTCGTATTTGATTAAAAATGGTTGTTTTAAAAGATTTCCACTAACTATTGGTCTATGTTCAATTTGATATTGATCAAATACATCAATTAATTTATGCTTAATTTCCATGTTTTTACAAATAAAAGGAAAAGCATAATTACTATTTCCAAACTGATTATCTATTGAATAAAATAAATTTTCTTGTTCATTGATTAGTTTAGTAAAGAATTTAAAATTTTGTCGTCTAGTTTCTATGAACGAATTGAGTCTAGGTAATTGCTGAATACCCAAAAATGCATTTAATTCAGTACTTCTAAAATTATATCCATCAGTAACAAATAAAAATTGAGGATGAATACCAGGATATTTTTCTGTATATTTGTTTAAGTTTCCAGATTCTCTAGCTAGCCCATGACTTCTTTTCATACGCATAAGCTCATATAAATCGTCATCACTTGTTGTAACCATACCACCTTCTATAGTAGTCATGTGGTGACCAAAATAAAAACTAAATGTTCCTTTTTCTTTTCCTCTTAATTCACCCGTTTCACTTCTACATCCATGACTTTCACATACGTCTTCTAAAATAATTGCATCAGGAAATATCTGTTTATATTTTTCATTCTCTGCGCTGAATCCTAGTAAGTGTGTTATGAAAATAGCTTTTATATCATGATTTTTCTTAATAAGATTCATATGATCTAAATCAAAACTAAAATTAGTTAAATTTATATCGCAGAAAATTGGTGTCAATCCCAATTGAATTATTGGACTTATATTAGTAACCCATGTGCATGCAGGAACTAATACTTTGTCACCTTCTTTTAAATTATATTTTTCTTTTATTGCAGCTAAAAGAAGAAAATTAGCAGTAGATCCAGAACTCACCATTAACGAATGCTTAGAGCCTATCCACTCCGACCACATCTTTTCAAACTCACGAACTTTTTGCCCATTAGTATATCGGTCAGATGTTAGTATAAAACTACATAGCTTTACTCTATCAGTAAACTTTATTGCATTTTTTATCAAAGGCCATTTAGACATATTCTTTTTCCTTTTCGTTAAGATCATACGAGCACATTTCATTTACTAAGTCGACTATATTATATTTAGGAGTCCAATTTAAATCAGTATGAGCTTTAGTAGAATCTCCAATAAGATTGACAACATCTACCGGGCGGTAGAAAGCAGGATCTACAACTACTATTAATTTTCCTGTTTCTTTATCTACAGCGTGTTCATTTAGACCCTCACCAATCCATTCTAATTTGAACCCAAAAAAGTCAGCGGTTAAATTGCAAAATTGTCGTATTGAGTATTGCTTCTCAGAACTTATCACGTAATCATTGGGTTCGTTTTGTTGCAGCATCAACCACATAGCTTCTACATAATCTTTTGCATGTCCCCAGTCTCGAAGAGAATCTAAATTTCCAAGATGAATGGGGTAATGAACACGATTGTTTTTAATGTCTAAAAATATTTTTGCAAAACCACTAGTTATTTTTTTAGTAACAAATAACTCTCCTCTCCTAGGACTTTCATGATTAAACAATATTCCATTACATGCAAACATATTATAGCTCGATCTGTAATTGATTACAGACCAATGTGCAAACATTTTAGATATTCCATAAGGACTGGCGGGCATGAAATATGTATTCTCGTTTTGAGGAAATTCATCAGTCGTTCCAAACAATTCACTGGTGCTAGCTTGATAAAACTTTATATCTAGCTTTAGTTGCTTAATTGCTTCTAAGATACGAAGAGGACCCAATGAATTAATATCTGCGGTGTTAATGGGAAGGTCAAAACTAAGCTTCACATGGCTTTGCGCCGCAAGGTTATAGATTTCTTGCGGCTTAATGAGTTCTATACACCTAGTTATAGAATTATAATCTGTAAGATCTAACTGGTGAAAGACGCAGTTATTTTTAATATGCTTGATATTTTTATGATCACGATCTGATTGTCTTCTTATTGTTCCATGAACTTCATAGTTTTGTTCACACAGCAGTTCAGCTAAATAAGAACCATCTTGGCCAGTAATACCGGTGATTAAAGCTTTTTTCATATTAAATACCAGTCTTCAATTCAGTCAATTCATTTGTAAAATATTTTTGTTGAAGCTTTCTTTTTAAGAAAAATCTTTGGTTATTAGCGTCATCTACAATTTTAGCGTCCATACTTATTTTTCTAATTCTTATATCATCTATCAAATCATAGATTTTTTTATTTGCATATATCATTTCATGATATATCTCAGATGCAATGATGCGATCAAATGATTCATTTCCAATTTCTAATCGGACATGGTCATAGATCATCGAATAGTACTGACGATCTTTTAATGAATTATTTTTTTTAATTTCTAGAACACTTAGATAGTCAAACGCATACGCTTCATCCACTAATAAATTTATCATAGTTAACCCATATATAAAAAGCCCAGCTTGGATTCGAACCTTGTCCTAGTCTTGTCGATCTGCACGTCCCACCGTACTGGCCGGGCTTAGCTTATTTAAACTTTTTCTACTGCAATCCAGACTTCAAATTCCTTATAATCTGTATCATCGAGTCTTTTAATAATATGCTTATACTTTATTCCGCTATCGAATAGCTCAGAAATATATTCATATGATTCACCCTCTGACAATCGGGCTCTATGATCACTCTGCTGAAATGCATATGCGCCCATCCCACCACTATTGAATACTACAAGAGGATATCCTAGCCAAGGATTAAAACAAGAGAATGAAACACAATATTTACCTTGTTCTAACACTTGCCCATCAACATCACCATAGATATCCGATGAACCACCTGTGTACCATCTGGTATTATTGTTTTTACCAATCTTCTCGTGACATAGACCCCATTCAGTAGAACCATCATCATCTGTGGAACAGCTACCATTATCATCTGTCGTAAGCCATGGTTCGGCCCATTCGGTACTACATTCTTTTCCTGCTCGCAAAACTACTCTAGTTGCTTTAGTCATAATATATCACTTTCTTATTTAAAGATATCTATTTTTTCTTCTATGATTTGTTGAATACGCTTGGCGAATTCAGGCTGAGGTAAGTTCCAACCGATGAATGCACCGACAGCTAACCAAAATAATGTGCTTAACATGTATAACCTCTTATTACTTAGGAGCAGCTGCAGCCAACTTAGCTTTCAACGTAGCTAGCTTGCTGTTCCAAATATTGGTTGCAAATCTTGGATTAGTATGACCGAGTCTCTTTGCCCAACCGGGTTGGATTGTATATGCATTGCGATGATCGACCCAGTTACCATTCTCGTCTACGATATAATCGCGTGAGAGAAACGCAGCCTTGGTTTCTTGATTGGACCACTTACTTACCTTAGCTTCACATTCTTCAAACGTTGTAGCCATTGGGATCTGAGTAATCTTGTCTGGTGCACCACATCGATTGTTCCAATAAGGAAGCTCTTCGGGCGTCTGTGCAGTCTTAATCTGCCATTTACCACGAGCGATGTTAGCATGCAAAGTAGTGGATCGATCAACTTCTGCGTTGATTGCTTCTAACGTGGGGAACCTAAATCCCTTACCCTGCATACTAGCCCAGCATGCATCCATCTGCGCTTTGGTTGGGTTTGGGCCTAAACCAGATGCATTCGGCCGGCAAAGAACAATGTTACTTATGATGGGCCAAATAACTGTGTCTCGATAAATCTTCTTATCAGTTGCTAGCTGGTCAGCAAAAGACACTTGTGCAAAAACTGCGCACAGTACAGCAAAGATAATCTTCTTCATATTAATTTCTCCTTTAAATAATTAAATTGTTTAGCGGTTGTTGATGTAGAGTGTAATTTCAAAACCGAGTCTAAAATCTTCAAAAGTAGGTGTTGTCCAGTTCATGTTCTTCTCCTTGATCAAAATATGATTTTTTTTATAGTGTATACACTGCTCGTAATATTTATACGTTATGTAAGTTCGTATATTCAGACCCGCGATCAATACAATCAACGCTGTATTCACCGATAACCATGTTGGTGATGATGTAATCGAAAGTGTCGTATGGGTTACAGTCTCCGCACATAAAGATATCCACAGCCATGTAACGATGTTCCGGCCAAGTATGAACGGATATGTGTGATTCAGCCAGAGCAACCACGCCGGTAACTCCCTCTCCCTGATCAAACTTATGGAAGTAACTATGGAGAACCTCAGCACGAGCGAAAACAGCTCCGTCTTCCATCACTCTTTGCAAGAGGGCTTCGTCTTTCAGCTGCTCCTCGTCACACCCGTGACACTCAAGTATTACGTGTCTTCCTAATGGCACTCTTTACTTTCTCCGTTACTTTCTTGAAAGCTTTATTTATCTTATCGTCAAACGTTTCGGGCTTTTTCTTATAGGCCTCGTACAGCCTATAGTGACTCCAGGGGTGGTCTCCTCTTTGAACTGGACAACCTAGGTCGACGTACATCTCAAAGTCACGCTTACTCATCTTATGATACGGTGTATAGTCTGCCTTGAACATCTGCATGCCTTCTAGATCCTCGACCCAGTGATCGACGCGGTACGTGTCCTTCTTTAGGTCCTCGATAACCTCAGGCCGGTAGATCTTGCTCCTGTGCTCGTAGACTCTCTTTGCCGGCTTCTTACCCGTTGGCCACTCATAAGGTCTCATACACAGACTCTCCTCATCAACTCGTTCTTGATCGAGTCATATATCATACCCGGGATGCTCTGGTAGTCCTCATTCAGCTTGAACGGACACCCGCTCCATTTTCCAGTCTCCAAGAATCGCTGGAACAGCTTCAAATGAGTCGCATTCTTCGGATCAAACTCTGTCTTATTAAAAAGTCCATCAAAAGTCTTCATATCTTACCTTAAAAAGTGAAATTGAGTAATATATATCTATACAAACTACTAAGGATCGTCAAATGAACCGCTCAATACTCATACTTGCAGTTTTTTTATCATATTTTAGCGTCGCAACGGCTGATGAGTGCACAAAATTGATTGACGTGATCGGCATAGCCGCCCAAAACAACGGTCTTGTGATGCCTATTGAGCGAGAACACGCTATTTTTCTGCATTACCTACGAATAATTCCGTTCGAAGTGCTGAATTCCAATGCTAAGTTCTATATCGAAGACCGCGGGGATCCTATGGTCCGCCTCTTTACCATGAGAAATGGCTGTGCAGGTCTTCAGTGGATGATCCCGAGGGACTTCTTAGCCCTTATGGGTCTTAAAGGTACTGCAGTCTAACCTCCGATGACCGTTTTTCAGCAATTTTTTTCCCGCGGGAATTTTTAAACCAACCGAATCCCAACCGTTGACCTTGGTTCTTGGGCTGGGGAGATACGAGAGTCCTTGGTGGGTATACGAGAGTCCTTGGTGATTGGCGATGGAGGACTAGGGAACCCATCCATGGGGTCCCCAGCCGCCGCATATGGGACCCGGAAACCGCCATGGCCATGGTCAGTCCCGGGCAGTCACCTTACAACCATCCGTAAAGTGGGCTACTGGCCACACCGTACCACACACCGGCACAGGCGATCGCACCAACGATGATGGCCACCACCAACTCCTTGAGGAACTCTTTGAACTTAACCATGGCTTACTCCTCTCCCCATGGGCTGAGTTCAAACTCTTCTTCCGTGTGGTCCTCCATGGCCTTGATGTACCGCTTACAGAGCATGAGCATATGCTCCATTGCGTGCTGCTCGTACTCGTTACTCTCCTTATACACGGTGCTATAACCATCCTCCTCGAGGCGGCGAACGCAGTCCAGGAGGTCGCCGTAGGTGTTCTCAAATTGACAATAACTCATGTTAGCCATTAGTCTTTACCTTTACTTGATTATGGGTCTATAGTACTATGAGTATGAAATTAAGTACAGGGCTAATTACTGGACTTCAGCTCGTAGCCATGGCGCTGCAGGGACTAGCTTAGCGGTAGTACCGGACTGGATCCAGGCCTCGCCCTCGTCTGCCAGCTGGTCGAGGATCTCAGACTTGTTCAGGAAGGGGTTCATGAAGAGCAGCTCGTTGAGGCTGGTCCTGAGCTTGAGTTGCAGGCCATTCTCATTGGTGACGGTGATGGAGAGGGTAGGATTAGACATTAGGCCACCTCGACATGGTGACCGGCCACATCGACCACTCTGAGGTCCCTTTCCCTGAGCTCCACGTAGATGGCGTTGATCAGCTGCTCCAGCCGTTCGTTCGTCATGTACTCGATGAAGCCCTTGTCCAGGATGGTCTTGCTCATAGCGGCTGCTTCGAGCGCCTTGTTCATGCTCCAGCCGCGGACGTTGCCCAGGTTGATAGTATCCATGTTTGTTCCTCGTTTCATTATATGAAATTAAGTACAGGGGTTAGGCCAGAACGGCATCACCAGATACCTTAGCGTTATCAGACACCCTAGCGTTACCATACACCCTAGCGTTATCAGACACCCTAGCGTTATCAGACACCCTAGCATTACCATACACCCTAGCGTTATCATAGACTAAAGCGTTATCATAGACTAAAGCGTTATCATAGACTAAAGCGTTACCAAACACCGAAGCGTTATCAAACACAATAGCGTTATCAGACACCGAAGCGTTATCAAACACAATAGCGTCACCAAACACCCTAGCGTTACCATATACCCAAGCGTTATCAGACACCGAAGCGTTATCAGACACCCAAGCGTTATCATACACCTGAGCGTCACCAAACACCTTAGCATCAGGTCCAACGTAGGCTGTATCAGCCACTGTAGCCGTGTCAGCCACCCAACCGCGCCCATTGGGGTGCTGATGGGCTGGAACTGGACCGTTGCCAAAGTCGAAAGTGTTCATGTTTGTTCCTTGTTTCATATTATGGTTCTATTGTATCATTATATGAAATTAAGTACAGGGCTTACCGGATGGGAGCGATGTAGACGTCGACCCGGCTAGCGTGCTTAATCTTAATCTCCTGGCCACAGTACCGATGGAGCGGGCCAGCCGCACCATAGAGGGGAGCATATGGGTTGTTCCGGCCCAGTCGGCCACGAACCCGCACGCGATACTTTTGACCAGGTCGCTTGTTACCCTTACGAACAGTAGCTCTAATCAGATCGATGGTAGCCTGAAAGCTCGGGTCGCTGGTGGAGAGGGTGTCGACGTAGCTGGAGGTGCGATTCACTTTTGTTCCTTTACTCATTGTGTAGTACCATTGTATCATTATATGAAATTAAGTACACCCTGTACTTATTTCTTATTCTATGGTAGAGTCTTCCTCTTCTTCTTCCATCAGGTCGGCAAGGTTGGCATAAAAGAACTCCTTCATATCATCCTCCGAGCACCAACTGGCCAGGGCGGCCGCCAACCACTTGGGGTCAATCACGCCCTCGTCCATTAGGTCAAGGACTTTATAGGTGAATTTACGTGCCATGTTGTTTCCTTTTTTCATTTGATGGATCCATTATATCATTATATGAAAATAAGTACACCCCTAAAATTTTAAGCACCCTTCCTCACGCGATGCAAAATCCCATACGCCTTGGCTCGGTCAACGCCATAAGCCTCAGCCACCTTGGTCACAAGGTCATAGACCCGTGCCTCAGGCTCTGCCTTGAAGATGTCTCGGGCTGCCGTGAGGTCGACAGCGGAACGAGACGCCCGGGCCGGCGTGGCCGCCTTGGGCTTAGTTTCCTTCATGGCCTTGGGCTTAACCTTAGCCACTTTTTTGCCAACCATTGCTTCGACGTTGGCCACCTTGATGCGAGCTTCTTCGATCGCCTTATCCAGGCTAAAGTTGTCGCGATTATTGACGAGAGTGGAGACAAGGGCAGTGGCAAAGAGCCGGGCCTGCTTGTCGCCATCTACGAGGGTGGTAGGGTCCTCGACGCCGAAGGACTTGATCAGGTCTACGCTGCGAGCGTACGTCAAGTCTGGGTCGGGTTGGCCATTGGTAGTAGCAGAGAGAGTCTCGCGGGTATGGCGGACTGCGTCAAAGACGTTCATTCCTTTGATACCCAGCTTGGTCTCAATGGTCTGCACGATAGCGTTCACGTTGTATCCTTTATTCATTTGGTAGAACCATTATATCATATTCTGAAATTATGTACAGGGCCTCAGTGACGAGTTTCAAGACTCAGGCTATTGCTCAGGCGTACCTTGCCAGATTCTTGGAGACTGCTGACGATAAATTCCATAGAAGCCTCGAGCATGGGGTTGTCCATAAAGACCTCCTCGAGCAGACACTCTATACGGAAGGGAGCCCTGCCCTTTTCCTCGAACCACACATTAACGACTGGGTTATATTCGTTCACTTTTGTTCCCTTATTCATATTGTGAGACCATTGTACATAATTTATGAAAATAAGTACAGGGTTAGTCCAGGTAGGTGGAGGTGATTGGACCGACCTTCTGTGTATCGAATGGCGGTACCCGCTCAACGATCATGTCCACTGGCGCGTGTTCTCCGTAGATAAAGTTGAATTCAGAGATAGCTTCTGCTTGCGAGGGGGCTTTGATCGTGATGATTTGATCGCCGCCATCTGAGGTCCTATAGGTATAGAACGAATATTCGTTCACTTTTGTTGCCTTATTCATATTGTGAGACCATTGTACATAATTTATGAAAATAAGTACACTAGCCCCTGACGAAATATGAGACCTCGACTTGAGGTTGGGCCCATGGGTCATAGTCATCGTCGAACACGACGTACTCCAGGATGTCATTCTCAGGGGTACGGGCCAGGAACTCGTTGAACTCATCCCAGCCCATCACCTGACGTTTATGTGTGACTTGGTCCATGTTAGATGTCCATGAATTGGTTGAAGGAATCAAAGTCCTCAGGGGTCTCAAAACTCAACGTCACTGCCGGGTTACCACCACCCGGGCCAATGGGCACAAACTTGACAATGGTGCCCTTATACTTTTCCAGGGTCTCAAGGAACTCACCAAGGCCCAGGTCACAATCAAAGTCATATTCTTCTACGTGCATTTTGTTACCCTTTTTCATTTGATGGATCCATTATATCATTATATGAAAATAAGTACAGGGTTATTTTATTCCTACAACTCGTGCCGAGTACCCAATAATCTTTTCATCATCAATGATATCATTATTCTTAAGGGAGAAATATATCTCTTCACAGATGTTATCACCCAAGTCATACGGATCGTCCATGCCCAGGTCTTCATCAATTTCCACCATAATCGTCACGGACAATTCAATCGTTTTTTTCACAAGATTCATTT